GCCCGACGGAGACAGGTCCTGCGACTTCTACAAGCTCGGCCAGAGGGCGGTAAAAACGGCGGACCAGGCCGGAACGGCGGAGGAAAGGTTACAGGGACACGAGGATCTTCAGCGCCGGATGCTGGCAGCGCTTTTCACTGTCCAAAAAAAGAGAATCCTGGGCGAAAGGATCGTGGAGATCCCCGGAATAGAACAAATACATGAAATCAGCTTGCAAGCTTGTCAGCCTGTCAGCTTGCCGGCTGAGGAAAAGGAGGTCGAAGTTGATTCCCTCAAGGACGCAAAAGGCTTTGTCAGAAATATTAAGTTCAAGCTCTTCCACTGGCCGAAATGGATTATGCCGCATCCTTACTGGACCGCAGAGCGGAAACAGTTCTATGTGGACCAGTTCAACGGAGAAGATACTCCGGAATACCGTCACAACGTCGACGGCGAAGACGGCGATCCGGAATCTTCGGTCTTTCCGTACGAGCAGTTGAAGCACTGCATCCGGGAGATTCCCGAATACCGCTGCATGAAGATCATGGTCAACGCAAGCCATAACGAGGTTAGCGTAAAAGGTTACAAGACTGAGTACACACCCGGTGATGATGGCCCGGTGGCAAGAGAGGTTATTCTTATCGATACCGTATTTTCGAAGACCGGCTTTTTCGATTATGAGATTCTGCCCGACGGCTCGATGACCGAGTCCGAGTTCCGGAAGGTCATTAAGTCCTTTTTCGTTTCCGTGCCAGGACTCAAACGCGGCGGGGCCGACTTCGGGTTCAGCGGGGACCCCACGGAGATCATCATCAAGAACATCATCGGCAAGCAAAAACGCCGGGTGGCGAGGCTCCAGATGAAGCACGTCACCTACGACCAGCAGTGCCAAGCCCTCGACGCCCTGGACGACATCTACGGCCCGATGGAGTCCATTTCATGGGGAACCGACTTCGGCAACGCCGGCAGCGCCGTGGCCCACGACCTCCAGGGACTCCCGCAGTATGAGCACAAGAACTACGACGACCGGCTGAAGGGCTACCAATTCGAATCAACGACCGACAACATCGACGAACACGGCGAGCCGATCATCGACTCGAAAGACGACAAGCCCGTTAAGATCACCCTGAAGGAACTCGCGACGGATCACATGACCAAACGCATCCAGCGCCTCGAAGAAGAATTCCCTCCAGATCCGGACATTATTTTCTATTATCCGAACCACACCGTCAGCTACGGCGGCAAGCACCGTATCTACAAAAAGAAGGACGACCATTTAATTGATGCCGATCGGGCAGAGACGCTGGCGGAAATTTTGGGAACGGAGAAAGAGGACTTATTTGCATGATGTCTTGACAGATTGGTTGTTTTCTAGGTAGGATTTCATCCGAGGGTATCTGCAATAAATGCCAAAAAGAATAGTCGATGAAACAAGATTTTACAGTTTTTGGATATTCATCCTTTTTTCTCTTATTCTGCTTTTTTCAATATGCTGTGTTTGGGGATGGGATTATTTTTATAATGAGCCTCTAGAAGGATTCAGTAATTCCATGCGGCTAATTTGGTGTTTTATGTGGTGTTTTTTAGGATTTGCTTCCATAGCACTTCGCAGTAGTATGAATCCCCATGACTACATTTCTATACCAAAATACGTACTAAGGTATTTGGTCGTACTTACTCATATCGCCTTAATTATTTTTTCATTACTGCATGCTTTTTCCGGGACAGAGAATTATATTTTTTATTTTTTATCGGCTCCTTTGTGCTTCTCATTTTCATACTCAATAGACGCGGTAATTAAAGATCATATTAAATTATTAGCTGAGATGCTTCGCTAATTTAATTGCTTACAGAAAGACGACTCTTTCCTGCCAGACTGCGCAAAAGGTTTCTGATATACCTAATGCGTGGCCACAAAGAAGACAACCCGTAGGGGCACGGCACGACGCGCCCCTGTAGCAGGACGCAAGGCCCCGGCGACTCGGCAGCCTCCTCAATCCCGCTCCGGCTGGCAGCTCCGGCCGAACGACGGACAGGGACCCTTCACCAAATATTTCCAGAGTTTCATCCCCCGCAAAGTCGAAGCTACGTTCTATGAGTTTCTCCGTGAAGCGATCCCCTTTGTAGACACCGCGATTAATAGTCTGGTTGCCCTGGACGGTATCATCAAGGTCGCTGGGGACAATGACACGCTCGTAGACGAGATCAAGGAATGGATGTACAACGTTCCGGTCAACGACATCCAGCGGGGGCTCCAGGCATACCATCAGAGCATTTCGAATGAGGCGTTCGAGCAGGGCTTCGGCCTCGGCGAGTACGTTCCCAATAGACAACGGAACGATATCATCGGTCTCCGTACCGCCGATTCCAAGTTTATAAAGTTCCAGCGCACGACTTCCGGTCTCAACATCTACCAAAAGGCCGACGACGATCTTCAGGAGAGGCCGCTGAACCCGGCATCACTTCAATACTTCTCGATCTACAACGAAAACCAGAACCCATACGGCACGCCTCAGTTCAGGTCCTGTGAGTTTGTCTGCCAGATCCTCGCTACGATCGACAACGCCCTAATGAACGTCTGGCAGCGGTTCGGAGACCCTTCCTTTTCGGTCATTTATAAGACATCAGCGAAAGACGGATCAACCAAAGGCAATCTCGCAGCAAGGAGACAGACTCTCGAAGAGGAGTTAAACACAGCAGTCAGGGCCAAGCGCGCCGGACAGTCGGCAGACTTTGTTCGGGCGATAGACAAAGACTCCGAGATCGAGATAAAGGTCATAGGCCACGAAGGGCAGATCCTCGAACTCGAAGTGCCGTCCAGGCATGTCAATGAGCAGATCATCGCCAAGAGCGACCTGCCTCCCCTTCTCTTCGGCGTCCAGTGGTCCACTACAGAGAGGATGGGCACGACGCAGACGGAATTGCTCTCCTCGAAGATCCAGACACGCCAGGCGGCCAAGATGCCGCTCTTTTATAACCTGATTCGGACCCTCCTCCTTCTTCGAGGCCGCACATGGAAGAAAGGCGACTGGTGGCTCGAATGGCAGCAGGTCAATCTCCACGACCTCGTCGCACAGGCCCAAGCCCGTTTCTTAAATGCCCAGGCCGATATGTACTACCTCCAGAAAGCAGCCGCCGCCGGCATCACAATCGACATCGGAGACCTGGCAATCGGGAAAGTATTAAAAAATGTAGAGGCGAAGGTAAGGGCGAAAGATCTTTCGCCCCTACGGGGAACCTGTACCTGCGGAGCCAAGGAACTTCACCGTCCTACCCCCTGGCCTGAACTCGATAAGGTCGAGAGCAATTACGAGACCGTCATGAAGGACAAATGGACGGAATTGGCGAATCGCATCATGACCATATTGAAGTTGAGCGATTCGAAGGCGATAGGCGATAGGCGCGAGGCGATAGGAAAGTCCCTATTGCCCATTGCCCATAACCCATTGCCTGAAGGGGCCAAAGGCCCCGATGACCTCCCCGGCCTCGAAGCCTTCCAGTTCACAGCGGAACAGCGGACGGCCGTAATGAAGGCGTATAAGGACTGGATAGGAGAGTTCGCCATAACCGCCGCCGATTCTCCCCTTCTCTGGGTCTACGGCGAGGCATACAGCCTCGGTCTGATCCAGGCGGCAAAGCTCATCGGGAAGGACCGCCCGATCCTGGACATCATCAAAAACAAAGAGATCTTCGACGACCTCTGCAAAAACGGCTTCAATCTCGTCAAAGAGAATGCGACGAAAGCCATTATCCAGAACATCATGCCCGAGATGGAAGCCCAGATGCTCGCTGGCACTAACCCGCGCCATGTCGCAGACCGTTTAAACAAACTCTTCGGCGCTGCAAATTCAGACTGGGAACGTCTAGCACGTTCTGAGATGTCCATGGCGGCCGAGAGCGCGAAGCTGGATGAATGGGCTGCGTGGAAAGTCAAAATGGTCGAGTTCACGCCCGCGCCTGACGCTTGCCCGATCTGCATATCCTTAAGAGATGAATACAAGATAGGTCAGTGTCCGCTGCCGGTAAGAGATACGCATCCCCGCTGCAGGTGCAGCACAAGACCAGCGGAGAGTGAAACATGAAAACATTGAACATTGAACTTCGAACTTTTCCAAGCTGCCAGACTGCGCAAAAACTTTCTGCTATGAATAACACCAATGATTGAGAAGTCTGTGAGCATCAGGAGGTTTTTATGAAAGATCTTTCGACGACGATGAAGGCCGAGGAGGCGATAGCACTGCTTCAGGGGTTTCAGACCGAGGCGGAGATCCTTGCCTTTATCGCAGGCGAGGACCGCAAAACGGTGATCAACGCAGCGGAAGATCGGCGCAAGGCCCTCCCTCCCTCGAAACCGAAAGCCGGCGAGGTGAAAGGGCCGATCACCCAGGACACCTCTGATTTTAAGGAAGGAGTCCAGAAAACGAAGTCTTACGTGACCTGCGAAGACGTGGTCGACAAGATGCGCAAGGCCGGGAAGAAGATATGAAAATATTACCCCTCACCCTAACCCTCTCCCCCAAGGGGCGAGGGGACTATTTTTATTTCCCTCCCTTGAGGGGAGGGATTAAGGGAGGGTGTCCATGCTGACCCGCAAGCAACTCCTCGCAAAAATCGCCAAAGAGAAAAAGGCCGGGACCTTCAAGGGCTTCGAGCACTTCAAACAGCTCGACATCAAGGCCGTCCAGGGCGTTGAGGTCACTCCTGAAATCCTGGCGAAAGTCAATGCCTTTGCGCTGAAGCCGCTCACAGCCGAACAGATTTACGTCCGCAAGTTCCTCTTTGCCCACAACTGCGTGGACCGCGACAGGGAACGTTTCCCCGAAAACCTGCTCGACGACTTCGCAGCCACATTCCCCGGCAAAGGGTTTCTCATAGGCCATCAAAGAAGCGCTCCCGGAAAAGCCCTCTTCTTCGATGCGATGGCGGAAGAGATGACGCCCGAGCAGTTCAAACAGCTCACCGCCGAAGATCCCAGGCTCGGAGAGGGCGTTACAGCAGTAAAGGTCGTCTGGGCATGGAATTACATGCTCAACAATCAGTACAACGAAGAGACGGTCCTCAATATCGACGCCGGGATTTACCGCCATGTGTCCATCGGTTTCAGGGCGTCCGACCTGGTGGCTGTTAAAGGGCAGTATGACCAGACGCTCTATTACGAGTACGTCGCCCCTGGGGAAACCCTGGAGGGATCTCTCGTCTGGCTCGGGGCGCAGCCGGGAGCCACAGCGCAAAAGCAAACAGGAGAATCGGATGGTGAATCGGATATGTCCTATATGTCTGATTTGTCTGATATAGAAACCCACCAAGGAGGTATTGCGATGAAAAGTTTATTCAAGATTTTAGCGAAGCTTTTCCCCGGGAAAAGCTTCACCGAGGAAGGTCTCGCCGACGAGATCAAGGAAGCGATAGAGGAAATGAAACAGAAGGCCAAGCAGGCACTTGACGACGCGGTTGCTCCGCTAAAGGCTAAGATCGCGGAACTGGAGCCGCTCCAGACCAAGGTAAAGGAACTGGAGCCGTTGGCCGCCGACGGCAAGGCATACCGGGACGGCCTGGTCTCCGAGTATGTCGCCAATAAGGCCAAACTCGGCGAAGTGGCTGAAACCCCCGAAGCCCAGGAAGCGGTGAAAAAGGTTGCGGCCGGATATCCCGTTGATTTCCTGAAATCCGAGGTCAAGCATCTCGAATCCCGGGTCGCCGAAAAGTTTCCGGCTGATCCTCAGTTGAAGGGGGACATGAGGAAAGACAAGTCGGCCGATGGTAAAGACGGGAAGAAGAAAAACGCGCTCAGCTTCGACGACGAAGACTAATCGCTCGTCGGCTTGCAATCTTGCAGGCCGGACAGCTTAGAGAAAAAGGAGGAATACAAAATGAGGAATAAGTTTTTAAGAGGGCTGGGGACAAGGGGGCTGTTGGTAGTCGGCCTCCTCTTTTTCATCGGACTCGTCGCTCTTGCAGCGGTAGACTGGA